GTCGGATCTCCGCTTTGTCGCCATACTAACGAGTGAAAGGAGATCCATTTTCTATCTCAGCTTTGGAACATTGTGCGCTTCAAGCACTCAACATAATCAAGCTCGCCATTGGACTCTTCAACCATCTTCAGAGCCCGTGCGTGCGGGTCCAAATCTTCCATTTCCGAATACTGGAAGGTACCACCAGCGACCTCTCCAAACGAGACCATTGGTGGAAGCTTGCTCAGCAGGGCCAGCAGCTTGGTAGCGGCAGTTTCGCCCTCGGAAAACTCGAGAGTACCAAACTCCAGACCTTCCACATAGGAGAGAAGCTCCTGCTCGGGCATGATGCCGTCAGTCAGGCGACCTTCGGTATACATGTGACCGATTGCCTCAGCCATCTGCATCCGACGGAAGTTCATCTTCTCCATGCGGTTGCGGTTCTCAAGCTCAGCGTACTTTTGCTTGAGGTTAGCCAGCTCCTCGGCCATTTGCTGAATGCCCATACCCACGGGGCGAGCTTGGCCCATGGAGCCCATACCGCCGTACTCGTTGCCCATGGGGCTTACGTTCGACAGGTGGTCGCTGTAACCGCAGTGGTCGGTGCTGTACTCGTTGTAGGACTCTTCGCCCTCGTCCACACCGTCGTCGCCTTCGCCTTCCTCATAAGTGGAACCGAAGCCGGTCTTGGTGTAGGGGTCTTTCTTCTCACCATGCTCCTCAGCATAGACACCACCGGACTTTTTGACTTTCTCGTTGGGGCCACCCTGGAAGTCGCCACTGAGATTGTTCTCGCCGTGCTCAGCACCACCGGTTACGCCACTGGGGCCAGTGATTTCAGCAGGATCGTCAACCTCGTCCATGGCGCCGGGGGTCAGCACTTTGCCTCCAGCTTTCTTTTCGCCCCTGTAGGACTCAGCATAGGCACCTGAGGGTCCAACCACTTCAGCGGGGTCATCGGTGGTGTCCATGCCACCAGGGGTCAGCTGCTTCTCTTTCGAGGGTTTGCCAGCACCTTCGCCGTGCTCAACCATTTTGCTGCCTTTCATCGACTTACGGGCGATTGTTACACCGTCTTCTCCCGTCATTTCGTCGGCTTCTGGCTCAGCAAAAGCGGGAATGGAACCGCCCTTAACTGCTTGGCGACCCTGGCTGGAAGTTTGACGCAGAACGCGCATGTCTTTGTCGTTCATGACATTGGTTGTCTGAACGGCGAAAACCTCGTCGTCGGGCATTTCTTCCGACTCAGTCGGCATCTTGGTCTCGGTCTCATCGCGACCGTAGGGGTCGGTGCCTTTGGAGGTTTTGGGTGCATTCACACCGTAATCACCAGCGCCAGCATCGTATTGGTCCATGTTGGTGGTTTGATCATAACCATCTTCTTGACCAGCCCAACGGCTTTCTCCGTCGGCGTTTTCTTTGGAGGCCTTGGCGGTCTTCCGGCGATCTGCCTCTTGCTCACCGTTCTCTGCGGTGTTCATGCGGTCGTTGTCTTGCTCGCTGCTCTTGGCGGTCTTAAAGCGACCGGTCTCAGCGCCAGCGTCAGACTTACCGGTCTGCATGCGGTCAACGTACCCATCGGAGTTAGAGCGGGCGGTTTCATAACGACCGTTCTCGTCTTCGGCGTGGTCGGCAGAACCAGGACCACCATCACCACCGTGGCGCTTTTGAACGCCACTGTCGGTCATGTCATCCTCAGAGTGCTTAGCCTCTTTAATGAGCTCGTCTTCCTCTTTACCAAAGCGTTTTACTTCTTTGGCCTCTTCGCCCTTACCTTCCTTCTTCATGCGCTTGGCTTCGAAGGCGCGGTCGGCGGCGGCTTTACGCTCATCGGTAGATTCTTTGTGTGCCTCTTCGTAGACGTTCTCTACTACTTGCATCACTTGGCCGTGGGCACCTTTGGCGTGCTTCCGGCTGATTTTTCCTTGTTCCATAAATTCCTCTTCCGGAAATTGAGTTTCGAGGTCAGCCGTCTGCTGAGCGATTTCAGTTCCTTCGCGACCCGCGTGTTTGGTGGATTCTTTGAATTGGGGAGCGTCTGGGTTAGCCATTTGAGCGGCTTCGGGTTGTTCCGTCACGGATGACGCAGCAACATCCACCAGTTCCTCGGTAGGTTGTGACTGTTGGTTGCCTTGGAGTTCTTTTACCGCACTCGACACGTCCTGGCGGACTTCATCGAGCTTCTCGCGAAGCATCTCCAAAGGGCTCTTTTCCACGATAAGCGTGGGACCGAGTTCCTCATCGAAGATGTCAGAGGGGGCGAGAGCCACAGCGAAGTCAAAGACTCCGTCTGCCTCCGAGAATGAGAAGGGCTCAAGTCCCTTCACGGCCGGAGGCGAGGCCCCCAGCAAGGCGAGGTGACGAGCGCTCCACTTCCCTTTGTGGGGGTTGATGGCGCTGTCGGGTGAGTAGAACGAGATGGAAACCTTACGGTAATGCCCATCCTTCACTAGGTTCTTGGCCGTGTCCGTAAAGGCTACGTCCGCGTAAAGGCTGCCGCCCTGCTTGGAGAATCCTTGAATCCACCCATAAGCTGGCAAGCTGTCATTGTCACCTGCGTGTCCAATGACTAATGGGGCTTCGTGAATCGAAGGATTATAGGTTTCCACCACCTGCTGGAGGTCTTTGTCAGAGAAGTTTCTCTGGACCCCTTGTGCAGATGTCTGGTCACCTGCCTTGAAGACGTGAATGCGTTTTGTGAACACAGTGTTATTTGTGACCCATTGTTCAGTTTTTACCCTACTTTCTATCCATCTCTACCGCTTCGTCTTCGGTAATGATTTGATTGCCGAAAGGTTTCTCGGGAGACTCATCCCCAAGGCCCCCTAGAAGTTTTTCAATCTCCTCGTCCGTCATCCATTGTTCGCTATCTGGCGGTGCCTTTGCGGCCGCCTGGGAGGCTTCTCCCCCCAGTTGCTCTTGGGCGGTAGGGGTGCTCATGGTTTCTGTCTGAGACTCCTCGGGGGTAGCTCCTGCCGGTTCATCCATAACATTGGCCGCAGCGTTCAGATCCTGGGAAGCCGCTTGTTGCTGTTCAGGGGTTGGTTGACCCCCACCGAAAATGTTACCGAAAAGATCCTGGTCTTCCTCTGGGTTGAACTGTGTAGGCTTCTCTTCGTCTTCGGCCTGCTTTTCTTCCAGCTCCACGCGGAAGTGACGCTCAATCCACTCTTTGCGAGGGGTGTAACCTGACTGGATCAGCAGGGAGACATCCGGCATTGAGAGAGGGGACTCTTCAATGCGGAACTCACGAGTGAGGACGGGGGCCGCAACATCTACGCCGAAGTTAAGGTCCACAATCCAGCGGATCAGGGTTTGAGTCAGAGTCTGGGACAGCATCTCGGAGATTTCGCTAGCCCGAACTACCCGAATCGTGTTGGCTACCTGGGAGGAAGCACGGGAGCCGGCTTCTGCTTGACCAGCTTCGTCTTCCCCGCAGATTACCAGAGAGATTTCCTTATCAATGTAGTCAATCAGATTTTTGAAAACTTCGGGAGAGCCTTGGGGGACAACAAACTCCAATTCGTAACCCTCCGGCAGAATCATTGCTGTTTCTTGGGAGAGATTGGATAGGTGACCGTAGAGCGTATCCAACTCTCGTGTGCTAGCAGAGAGCGGTGCTTTTGCAACAGCTGTCGGCGTCGCGTAACGGTCGCCGTAGAGGACGTAAGATTCGATGGCACGGCGCCGAAACTTGACAAGAGGATAAAGAATCCGACCGAGAGCAGCACCGTATGGATCACCGTTGTGCGAAACCCAGTAACGAGAAACGATGAACTTGCGTTGGGGCAACTCCACACCCTCGAACATCCGGTTGAAGGTGAGGCACCGCATTGTGAAGCCATTGACGGCATCCTCCTCTTCCTGAAAGACGAAACGGCGTTGATCACGCATGCGAATGTCAAACGGGATTACACCCCGCTTAGTTTTCTTCCACATGATCTCACCGACGGAGAAACCCGTGATCAGGGCCTCTGCCATTCCGGTGTAGATGTCGTCAAGGGGCATTTCCTCGAGAACCTCTGCGACGAAGTCGCGCACTGCGAGGTCGCCAGGCTTGTCTGAGTATTGTTGCACAAACCAAGGTCTAGAAGTG